TATGCGGCCCAATGGGCCTATTGCTTGTGCATCAACCACGGGCTTCCGCCCACCTCGGCAAGGGAGAATGCCAAATGCCTACCCTCCTCCAAATCCGCCGCCGCTTCGGCGCCCTTCCCACCACCTGCTACAAGCAGATGGGCCTTCGCGCGGTGCGCGACGCCATTGCCCTTCAGGGGCGCAACCCCGAGCGCATCGCGGAGCTTCATGCCCGCGCCTGGCGCGACCTCCAATACGGCGAGGCCGCGCGATGAGCGACCTGATCGCCACCGCTGAAGTTCTCATCCTTAGTTGGGTCATTGGGGCAGTCGTAACCTTCCTGCTCGTCGCCGTAACCGACAAAATCGGCAACGTAATCGGCCGTCTGGTGGGATCCCGTGACCAACGCTGAACTGAAAGCAGCGCGGACCCGGCTTGGTTTGACCCAGTCCGGGCTCGCTGCGCTTCTGCGCGTAGATGGCCGCACGATACGCAAATGGGAAGCCGGCGACCGCGACATCCCCGGCACCGCCGAAGTCGCCCTTGAAGCCCTCGCTGACGGCTGGCGACCCAAGACCCCGACGACTTAATGTCTTACTACATCCGCTGAAAAACAGCGCTAATACCTCAGCCCCATGACGAGCAGCCGCCTCGCCGGGGACGTCGCATGACCATCGCCACCATCATCCTCGCCGTCCTCGCCGTCGCCGCCATCATCTGGCTGTTCCCGTACCTCCCCGCCCCATGGTCCTGGGTCACCGCCCTCATCCTCATCCTCATCCTCGCCGTCTTCCTGTTCAACCTGTTCGGCGGCGGCGGCATCGGTCTCGGCACGAAGATCGGCTGATGGCCAAGCTCACCACCACCCGCCGCAACGCCCTGCCCACCAGCAAGTTCGCTGGCAGCGGCCGCACATACCCGATCCCCGATGCAGCCCACGCCTCGAATGCGAAAGCCCGCGCAACTCAGGCAGTCAAGGCCGGCCGCATGTCGCCCGCCGCCGCCGCCAGGATCAGGGCCAAGGCCAACAAGAAGCTGAAAGGCAAGTAAGCCAGTGGGCGAAACGACCACGATTATAAAGCTCGAGCAGCGTCAGATCGCCGCCCTGATCCCCTTCGCCAGCAACGCCAGAACCCACTCCGACGCCCAAATCGCGCAGATCGCCGCCAGCATCCGCGAGTTCGGCTGGACCAACCCGATCCTGGTCGACGGCGACAACGGCATCATCGCCGGCCACGGGCGCCTTCTGGCTGCCCGCCAGCTCGGCATGGACGAGGTGCCGGTCATCGCCCTTGACCACCTCACCCAGGCCCAGAGGCGGGCGCTGGTCATCGCCGACAACAAGCTCGCGCTCAACGCCGGCTGGGACGATGCCCTGCTTGCCATCGAACTGGCCGGGCTTGGCGAGGACGGCTTCGACCTGTCGCTGCTCGGCTTCAGCGACGACGAGCTGGCAACCCTGCTCGCCGACATGACCGTTGGCCTGACCGACCCGGACGATGTCCCCGAGACGCCCGCCGACCCGGTGAGCGTGCCAGGCGATGTCTGGCTGCTGGGGCGGCACAGGCTGGTCTGCGGGGACTCGACCGACGCCGATACGGTGGCGAAATGCCTAGCTGGCGTCGAGCCGCATTTGATGGTGACCGACCCGCCCTATGGGGTGAATTACGACGCCAGCTGGCGCAACGATGCTGCCGCAAAGGGGCTAATAGGTCAGCGCGGACAATCAAGATCAATCGGTAAGGTCTTGAACGACGATCGTGCTGACTGGAGAGAGGCTTGGACGCTGTTTCCCGGCGATGTGGCCTACGTTTGGCACGGCGGCCTATTCGGCGGCGTGGTGGCAGATGGGTTAGTCGGGGTAGGTTTCACGATCCGCTCCCAGATTATTTGGGCCAAAGATCGGTTCCAGCTCTCCCGCGGGCACTATCATCCACAGCACGAACCGTGCTGGTATGCGGTGCGCGGAAAAGGATCATGGAGCGGGGACCGCACTCAGTCCACAGTCTGGGCAATTAAGCTGCCGTGGGACAACTACGGTAACCGAACGCCCGGACAAGAGGACCAGAAGAACGCTCACAGCACGCAAAAGCCTGTCGAGTGCATGAAGCGGCCGATCGAGAACAACAGCAGCCCCGGCCAGGTGGTCTACGATCCCTTCGTAGGCAGCGGCACGACGATCATTGCCGGCGAGATGACCGGCCGGGCGATCCACGCCATCGAGCTCAATCCGGCTTACGTCGACGTCTCGATTTTGAGGTGGCAAGCATTCACCGGCAAGCAGGCGACCCATGAGGACGGCCGGCTGTTCGACGACCTGCGCGCCGAGCTGCAGAAGGTCGCCGCCTGATGGGCAAGCGCGGCGTGCCGTCCTGGGAACCCACCGATCCGGAGCGCCGCATGGTCGAGCATTATGTCTCGATCGGCTACACCCGCGAGCAGATCGCCGCGCTGATGGACAAGCACGTCCAGACGCTGGTCAAACACTGCCGGCGCGAGCTCGACCTGGGCAAGATCAAGGTCAACGCCCAGATCGGCGGCAAGCTGTTCCAGAAGGCGATGTCGGGCGATACCGCGAGCCTGATCTTCTGGGCCAAGACCCAGATGGGCTGGCGCGAGACGGTGCATAACGTCCTTAGCGGCCCGGACGGAGGACCGATCCAGACCGAACAGGTGCAGAATGAACTCGACACCCTCGCTCGTCTGCTTGCTGCGGGCACTTCCGGTGGAACGGCGGATGAGCGTGATGGCGGGACTGTCCAGTGAGGCGCGGCGGTTTCTCCCCTACGACTGGCCCGGCAGCCCTAACCGCCAGGGCTGGGCAAGGCCCGAGCAGCTGCCCCCCGACGGCGACTGGAAGACCTGGCTCATCCTGGCAGGGCGCGGCTGGGGCAAGTCCCGCACCGGCGCCGAGTTCGTCCGCGCCATGATCTGCGGCCCAACCCCGCTTGCCGCCGGCCGCTACAACCGCGTGGCGATCGTCGGCGAGACCAGTGCCGATGCCCGTGACGTCATGGTCGAAGGCACGGCGGGACTGCTGTCGGTCCACCCGCCCGACTTCCGCCCGGACTACGAGCCCTCCAAGCGCCGCCTTACCTGGCCCAACGGCGCTGTCGGCACGCTCTACAACGCGACCGAGCCCGACCAGCTGCGCGGGCCGCAGCACGACCTCGCCTGGGCCGACGAGCCGGCGAAATGGCAATACGCCCAGGAAACATGGGACCAGCTGCAGTTCGGGCTCAGGCTCGGCCATCATCCCCGCCAGGTCGCGACCACCACGCCCCGGCCGATCCCGATGATCAAGCGGCTGATCGCCGATCCGACGACGGTCACGACCCGCGGCCGGACGATGGACAACCGCGCCAACCTCGCGCCATCGTTCATCGAGGCGATCCACGAGCGTTACGCCGGCACCAGGCTTGGCCGGCAGGAGCTCGAGGCCGAGATCCTCGACGATGTCCCCGGCGCTCTCTGGACCCGCGAGATGATCGAGCGCACCCGGGTCGACGAGGCGCCGCAGCTGTCCCGCGTGGTCGTCGCGATCGATCCGAGCGGGACCAGCGGCAGCGACGAGGGCGACGACATCGGCATCGTCGTTGTGGGCCGCGGCATGGACGGGCGCGGCTATGTCCTGGAAGACCTGACCTGCAAGCTGTCGCCCGACGGCTGGGCGCGGGTCGCGGTGACCGCCTACCACCGCCACCAGGCCGACCGGATCGTCGCCGAGCGCAACTTCGGCGGGGCAATGGTCGAGGCGGTCATCCGCAACGTCGACCGCTCGGTGGCCTACAAGGAAGTTACCGCCAGCCGCGGCAAGGCAGCCCGGGCCGAGCCGGTCTCCGCACTCTACGAACAGGGCAGGATTTCACATCTCAGGCGGGCCGGGCTGGAAGCGCTCGAGGACGAGATGATGGTCATGACGCCCAACGGCTACCTCGGCGAGGGCTCGCCCAATAGGGTCGACGCCCTAACGTGGGGGCTAACCGAGGCGATGCTGTCGCACCAGCCCTTCGCCCGGGCCGAGACGCCGCTTTCGATCCCGAGTCTGAAGTCCGCGTTCGCAGCGAGGGGGCGATGATGGCTGGAATGCCCCGTAATGCCCCTGTGGAGCCCGTACAGCGCGATTCCGGGGTCGAGTGGCTACAGACACCACCCGACGCTGAAAACGCTTTAGAAGGGCTTGGAATGGCCGACGTCCGGGCTGAAGACGCACGCCGCAACATCGCGATCTTCGAGGATCGCTGGCGCACCGGCGAAACCCTGGCGTCGCTGGCCAGCCGGTACGGGCTGAGCAGTGGCCGGGTCAGCCAGATTTACACCCGTGAGTTCAAGCGCCTGTCGAAGTCAGCGCTCGGCCGCCTGGTCAGGGACGACCACTACCCCGGCGAGACCGTCAGGGAATGGATCGACCGTCGCAAGCGGCTGAGGAAATAGCCGATGGCTGACCTTGAGCCCAACGCCGGGACCGACTCCAGGGCTGAGGATCGTCTCGAGCCCCTGCCCGAATCCGAGACCAACAACTTCGAGCATGGCGCCAACAGGCACGACCTGGAGAGCGTCCACGAACGCGCGATGCGCCGGTTCGACACCGTCGCCGTGCCGCAGCGCGAGCTGCGCGCGCAGTCGCTTGAGGCGAGGCGCTTCGTCACCGTCTCCGGGGCGCAGTGGGAAGGGCCGTGGCTGGAGCAGTTCGAGAACACGCCCAGGCCCGAGGTCGACAAGATCACCAAGTCACTGGAGAAAATCGAGACCGACTACCGCGAGAACCGGCTGACGGTCGACTTCCTGCCGGCCGACGACTTCGCCGATGACGCGACCGCCGACACGCTCGATGGCTGCTACCGCGCAGACAATGCGTTCTTCGGCTCGGACCTGGCGCGCGACAACGCCTTCAAGGAAGGAATTCGCGGCGGCTTCGGGGCGTACCGGGCGACCGAGGACCATGAAGACCCCGACGACCCCGAGAACGAGAACCTCAGGGTCAACCCGGCGCGGATCATCGTCGATGCCGACCAGTGCGTCTATTTCGACGGCGCCAGCGTGCTCTACAACCACGCCGATGCCGAATGGGCGTTCGTCGTCTCGGCCGACCCGCGCATTCTCGCCGAGGAGAAATGGGGCGCCGGGAACCTCGCCGCCTGGCCGCTGGTCGGCTGGCAATACGCCTGGGACTGGTACACCCCCGACGTCGTCAGGACCGCGGAATATT